CATACCCAGCGGTTCTGTGTGCAGGTATAAAACTGAGTCAGGGTGCTGCTGTTTGAAAATCGAGAAAGCCAAAATGTTCTCGCTAAAAGATTTTCGGTGAACTAGTCCGCTGGCTTTGTTAGCCGCGACCATCCCGACAACGAACTTATCTTTAGCATCAAAGTATTCGGCGATCGGTTGCCCATTGGGTAGCGTTTCGCGTGGCTTGAAAACTTTAGTATCAACTGTGTGGGGAATGTAGCTGTGTTCTATGCCTTTCGCCTCTAATAGCTCAGCTCCGTTAGGTGCCATCACGATCGGGTGAACATTATCTCTAACCAACCATTGCTCAACCTTTGGCGGAATGGTCATATGATCTAGCGGAACCCAGCTTCCGATTTGCCGTATCTCTTGATAACGCGGATTTGTCAGAACCCAAACATCGTAAAGGGTCAGCATTAGATCGGGCAGGTCGGGATACTTAGCCGCCCAAGTTAGGTGATCGTTCGGCGCTACATCATTAGAGTAGCCATCTAAGCCGCGAGGAAAATGCGGGATCTTCCCGTATGGGCTGTCGAGTTCGTCATAGCGACCTTCTAGTCCGTAGTTGCTGAGAGCGGCAACCTCTAGTCCGTGTCGCTTTAGGCGATCTACTACCTGCTTAGCCTGAACTCCGTATCCAGTTGATACTCCGGGAGTGTTCGACCAAAAGGTAACTGCGCCTTGTAGTTTTTCAGATTTGCGTGGATCTTTTGTGGGCATAGAAACAGCCTAGCAAAAAGAATCCCCAGAGAGAGCCACCCACACAACAACTCTCTCTGGGGAATCGGTTTCAAAGGTTAGCTATTAGCTAGCGCCACCCTTGAAATACTTGATGTGACCCGCGTGGGTCAGGTTTCCATCCAGTCTCATTAGGACGCGGAAGGTTGTAACATCCGTGTTGAATGCGTAGTCGGTGGACTGAGCGATCTGCAAGCCGCCAGCCATACGAACCTTGTAGGAAGGCAGGTGACCGAACACAACAGACTTGGCGCTGGTGCCAGTATCTGCCATAGCTGGGTTCTCTACTACGCGGAAACCAGCGAAGCTGTCAGGCTGACCAACTCCAACTTGGTATAGGTAGTTACCTGCATCGTCCTTGAGCTTACGCATCTTGCCGATCGAAGCTCCGTTTGCCATATAGCCAACTCCGGGGAGACGGCGTGCCGCTCCGTCTAGGTTGTAAGCAAGGTCAATCAGGTTGTCTGCGGTGAAGGCACCAGAGACACCAGTTCCACCAGTAATAGCTGAACCAGCTGCGGTAACAACACCATTAGGCTCAACAGTTCCAGTTCCTGTGGTTAGACCCGTGTTCACCGCGTAGCCAAGTCCGTTACCTGCCTGCTCTGCGATGAGAGCGGAGATGTCGAATCCGGCGTCTGCGATGAGCTCGTTTGCGACCTGCACCAAGAACGAGTACTTGAATGCACCAAGAGTGATCGAGCTGAAAGTTGGCTCGCTCTCGGCGATCGCTGAACCAGCGGACTTGATGGTTGCGGTTGAGTAGCCCGTGAGAGTTGGGATTGTTAGGTTCTCACCAGAAGTGGTAGAGATAACATCCGCAACATCTAGCATTGGACCGACTAGTCGAGCTACGGAGAATACCTGATCGTAGAACGACTGTGGAACTGTGTCGCTTGACCCAGTTAGTGCGCGCTTCTCGAAAGTTGCGCCACGCTGCTCGCCCATAGCGATTGCGCGTAGGATGTCAGCATCACTGCGAACCTCAGACTTGGCAGGAGTGACATCTGCGCTTGCCTCAACGGCGGCGCGTGACCTCTCCTCGTTGCGCTGTGCAACTGCGATAGCCTCATCTGCGGAAGCAATGTCAGCTTCGATTTTGCGAATCTTGTCAGACTCGTCCTGAAGTAGTCCACGACCTTCTGCATCTGCTAGGTCAATGACCTCGCGGATCTGTGCAGTTAGGTTTGCGCGGAGTTCCTCCTGTGCCTTTACGAAAGACATTCATACTCCTTTGGATTATTTACGATTTGCCGCCGCGCTAACGCAAGCGAACACCGACAGAGCTAACTCACCTTCGGCTGTTATTAGTGTATCAAAGGTTGTGTTAGTGAAAATAAACATCTATACCGAGAGCAAAAGCAAAAGCCGCCAGCGACCAACTGACGGCTTCTGCGTGGGGGATCTAGTCGGGTGATTGCAAGGATATGAGAAAGGATTGGTCTTGCCCGACTAGGTAAATCAACCTTCCGCGTTTTCGAGTTTCTGGATAAAGTCAATCACATCTTCCGGGCGGTTGCCCCATTCGATGAGCGCTTTGGCGTAAGCCTCGGTGCTGGCGTAATCTATCGTGAAACCATCCACGCAGTAGATGCCACCAAAGTGTTCTTCGGAATAACCGATTAGATCTAGGAACGAGTGATACGGTGTGCCTTCTTGATAGTTGTAGTTGAGTGACCAGCTGTATAGTTCGGCTACTGCTTCGGCGTAGCTAGGAGCATCCTCTAGTAGCTCCCATAGATTTGCGGTTTCGATAGTCATTATTTCTGTCCTTTGCTTTTTAGTACTGCCTTGATTGTTAGCACGCGGCTTTGCTGGGCGATCGCTTCGTTGCGCTTCGCGTAAGCTATGTCGCGCTTGCCGATAGCCATATAAGTTTCGCCTAGTTTGGTGTAAAGCTGAACTAGGTTTTCTGCTTCGGCTAGTTCTGCCTCTAGTTGCTGAATCGTGGTCATTAGTTGCGCTCCTCGCAGATTTCGCAATCCGTTTGGTCGCAAGCCTCTAGGGTGTCAATCGCCTCGTATACCTCTCCGTAAACTTCATAGGTATCTTCCTCGTAAGGAAACCAGTAAACATCTAGGTAGTGAAGCCCGTTGTGATCTACTTTGCCATTTGGATAAGTGGCAAGGATCTCGTTAGGCGAGTGGTCGTAGCTGTTAGCGCGTGCGCCTAGATCTATCTCTAGGGTTACGCCTAGCTGAGCGGCTAGCGCCTCTAGTTGCCTCCTTGTTTTTTTCATTTTTTATCCTTTCCTTAGTTATTACTTTACTACTTTTTTATGATTTGTAAAGCTTTTTCTAAAACTTTTTTACTTTTTATTTAGGCAAAAAAGAACCCTCCCAGCAGAAAGGGTAAGACTGGGAGGGTGCGAGCTGTTTGCTACTAGCGCTGTTCGCTAGCCTTGGTTACTCGCGTTTCTTTCGCTGGTCTTTCGTGCGCGGTTCCATCCTGAACCTTGCCATCTCCGTCACCATCTCTGGCGTTCGGATTGTATGGCGTAGCTGTGTCTAGACTAGCGATCGCATCAGCCCAAGCATCTGCGAGCTGAAAGATTGTGCCGCTCTCAGGGTTGCCAGCAACCGCGAGAATGACCTTCTTGATTTCGGCTTTAGTTGCCATTAGTTTCCACCCATCATCTTTAGCTTTAGTTTCATCAGTTCCAGCATTTCTTTATCGCCTTCGTCCTTGTGGGATACGGATTCAGGTGCTTGCTCTGCTGGTGAGAGCTGGTCAATGACAGTTCTTAGGATTTCTGCATCGCCAGCTGTTAGCTCGATGCCTTCCTCTAGTTTCAAAACTGCATCAGCCAACGCTTCGGTATCTACTTCTGCTCTTGCCGCGACTTTATCAAGACCGCGCACAGATGTCGTGCCTGCGGTAGCGGCATACGCAGGGAAAGCAACAATACTAACTTCGTGAAGTCTGACGGATCTAAGCGTTCTAGTTCTACCATCTTCACTCCAATCGTCACCACCTTGCGGCACCGAGAACCCAAAACTCATTGAGTCAATGTCTCCACGCTTTAGCAAGATAGAAGCATCACGACCAGTCGTGGTTGGCGGCAATGATGCCTTCACTTTTAGCCCGTGCGTATCTTCCTCTAGTGTCAAAGTGCCAGCCCTAGTAGATCCCAGCACCTCGCCAGTCTCGTGGTTCCATAGAAGCTTGATGTCGTTACGACCGCGCTTTAGTGAGCGGCTGAAAGCTCCGGGAGCGATACGCTCGATAAAAGGTAGCGGCGCACTATCTGAATTGAACACAGCGGCGTAACCCTCAAAGGTCATACCTTCGCCATCCTCGCGTATTTCGAAGTTAGCTGGCGTATTCCTAATCTCTATCTTTGACATACTCTCACCTCTGGCACTCGTCAGCGCCCTGTTTTCTTCTTCTAGTCTAGTCACTATCCTGTCCGCATATGCTAATGCGCGGTTTGCGGCAGCTTTCGATGGGCCAGATCCCCAAAGCAAATGTGCCACTATGCCAGCACTAGGATAATCATCCGAACTAGGTCGGGCGGTGGGACTGTCAAGATCAGAAAGGTGACGAGCGATCCAAGCACGAAGCCGAACCCATTTGTCAGCAGTAACAGAGCCATTTGCCATAGCCCGAGCCTCGCGTATAGTTCGCGGAACCAGCCCATCTCCACCCTTACCTTCCTCGTAATAGCGAAGCCCTTGCCTTGCGGCGGCTCGCATATACGATGGTGGGCGTAGGTTTACTTCCCTGATTTCGTAATAACGCAGTTTATTTTTATCCGGCGCGGCGCGGAAAGATCCTGCGTATTCTCCACCGGGTTCTAGATCCTCGGCTAGCGATACGGCAATCATCTGATCTGTGGCTGATTCTTTAGTGTCGTGACAAGCCAGTAGTTCGCCATCATCTTTCACCACAGCCCACGCTGTGCAATCTGGGTGCTCGTCTGAGATGAAATACGGCATTAGTCTTGCGTAATCCTAAGAACGTGCAGAACTGAGCCATCAGTATCGCTAATCGCCCAAAGGTCAGTTCCGGGATCTAGTTTTAGATCTAGGGTTTCATCAGAGTGTATGTGCATCCCGTTAGCAGTAGTGACAGAAGCGTTGCCGATAAATACTTCATCTGACTGTGCGTGCTCAGCGTTATGAACTAAAACGCGTTGTCCTTGCGTTGCGGCTGGCACCACTTTAGTCGCGCTAGTCGTGGCAAGTGTGTAGTGTGCTTGTGTCAATGGCATTATTCAACCTCGTATGTTGCCTGCGGATCTTCGGGGTCTAGGTTGGATAGGTTTTGTAGCTGAACACTCGGCACGCCTGTGTGGTTGATTTCTGGCAATCCCATAGCAGCTAGCGCTTCCGCCGGATCGTAACCAACCTGCACCAATCGCGCTACCATCGCAACTCGCTTGTCCTGCTGGTTGATCGTGCTGGCCTGAACATCCACATTCGCTAGTGGCACGCGAACTGTGTCAGCCGAAGGATCTTGGATAATTCTTAGATCTTCTAAGCGGCGAACATCGTTGATAGAAAGGAAGCCGCTTTGCAGTCCTGTGCTATACGCGCTCATCCTGCTGTTGATGTCAGCTCGCAATAGTCCGTCAATGTTGAACTTGATAAAAGCATCTGTTCCGTTAGGCGCTAGAGCCAGCAGCGGTGAGAGCGCATTCTCGATCTTTTGAATAATCGGGCGAAGGCAATGCGTTACCCAAGCTAGATTGTTTTGCTCAACGCTGGCGTAGCTGTTGGTTCCCGGAAGCCCTAGCAGATGTGGCGGCACATTGAAAGCCCTAGCCACATCCTCGACTGCCATTCTGCGGCTGTCAATAAACTGCGCCT